TCTCCGTTGGTTTGTTTTAATTGTTGTTGCGCCCTTTGATTTGCTTTGGTTTCTGCATCAATTGCTTTTGCCAAATCATTTTCAGCCCTTAATTGTTCTCTGGTTAACTTATTCTTTTCAATTGCAGTTCTTATTGCTGCCTGCTCTAATGATTGTTGTTGTTGTTGTACTTTTAATTCAGCAACTTCCAACTGCTGCTTCATTTTGATGAGGTCAGAGGTCTGCCTTAACTCATTATTTAGCTTCTTTACATCATCGAAAGATTTCGGTTTAAAAGCAGAAACAAATTCTTTTTGAGCAGCTAAACTTAACTTAATTTCCTTATTTGTTTCACGAATAATTGCAAGTAACGCATCAGCACCTTTTATGGCATCATTGAATGCATCACTCTCAAATAAATCATTTTTGCCTAACGCTTTACCTTCTGCCATTTTACTATGCTTTTATTTGTTTTTGCTGCTTTGAATAATTTTTAACGTAACCAAACCACTCTGCAACTGTAATTGTATGCAAAGATAAGTGAAATCCTTTATATTTTTCTAAATAATCTTTTATCTCATCAGTAGTAGATGATTTGCGGTCTGTTAACTCCTTTAATTCGCTCTCTGCAATGCCAATTAGTGTTTTGTTGAACCTATCATCAGTAACGTGCAAATCTATTTGCAAACACGCTATTTCTCGCCTTTTTTCAAGCACATCCATATAACTTTCCGCAATGCCAAATCTATTGACTAATTGCCTTTGGATTTCTTCAAATGCAATGGTAAAATTTCGCTTAAATAATCCCCATTTGCGTATCAATGCTTTCTTGTTGCCCTGCTCAACAACTTGTAAGTAGTTATAGATGGGCATTGTGTCAATGTTGTTATAAAATTGTGTTCTTAACATAGTTTAAAACTATTGGTTTTGATTTCTCTATTAATATTTCCTTGCTAAACTCATCAAGCCCCACGAATTGTCCCCAAGTTTTTTGCAGGTCTTTACCCTCCTTAATTGAATCAACATCCAGCATCAACTCATCACCAACTATTTTAGTCTTAAATGTTTGATACATTGCTCCAGTATCACGCAAAGTCACTCTATCTGTTGGCTGATTTTTCTCATTCTTTATTGCTATGGTGTAATCAGCATAAACATTGCTTCCTCTGGCATATTGTGATTTCATTGAAACACCAAACACATCTACACCCCTTTTAAATAGCTGCTCATCACGATTTAATCTAATAGCCTCAAGTTGTATGGCTGGAGTGCTAATAACCTTTTTAAACGCAGTTTCCTCGTTTAATTTCTTGACATTTCGAGCAATTACTTCAAGATTCCACATATTCAGCTATAAATATTTTACTATTTTTAGTTGGATGCAAAATTACACGCTTATGTTTAATATCATCATTTAATCTCAATCTATCTTTTTTTCGATTGATAGCCCAAATGAGGTGTTTGTTTTTCATATTGCAAATATACAAAAAAAGCCCTTACATCTCTGCAAAGGCTTTTCAATTTTAATGGTTAAATTAAATTACTGTACCAGTTGTGCCTAACATTGTAACACCATCTAATCCGTTCTTCTTGATTAAAGGTTGCAACACTTCAGAAGCTACTGCACCAGTATAAGTCAATGTATAGCGACCATCTATAGTTGTGCTTTCAGCAGCAGTAACACTTAAGTCTGAATTATCAGTAATGTTATACATACTTGATGTTGTACCAGTATCACTTGAAACGAAATTAGCAGTCACAAGACCTTCAATTGGGTAGTTAGTAACGATGTTTCCAACTTTAGCATACAAGTCAAGTACCATTGTAGTAGCGCTTGTGCTTACTATTGTTGCATAAACATTCATAAGACCTTTCAAGTTAACGATGTTAGCAGCAGAGATTGATGATGCTGAAATCATTCTTAAATCATCATCCTTTTGTAACACATCCCATTGCCCCATCAACATTATCTTTTGGATAGTTGTATCAGTTGTGAATACTGGCTTTGCATAGAAAGTTGCAGCATCACACGCAATTGGGTAAAGATAATCACTTCCAGTTTTGGTAGTGCCTAAAATGTTACCATCCAAATCAACGATAAAGATTCCAAATGTTGAACATCTGTTAGCGTTGAATTGTTTTGCAAGTTCAAAGCTACCTTTGATAATCATAGCAGTAAAGTTTCTGATACCATCACGAATGAATACACTTGACCCATCTTCAAATGTTTCCAAGATAGGGTCTGCTCTATCTGTGGTAACATTCTTTAATTTGCCAGTGGGATACCAACGCTTTGAATCATCTGCTTCGTTAATCAATGCAGTAAAGTATGCATCGTTTAAAGTAGCAGTTGGGTCAATGTAGTTAAATGTACCATCGTTGGCAATTAACGGAACTAAAATAAAATTTGCTGCAACACCCATAATTGGTGCGCAACTTGGTGAACCAGTGTTTTGAAGCGACACATCGCAAGAACATAATGACATATTGTTTTTTGTTTTAAATATTAATAATTTGTTTTAATTTTCGCAGCAGGAAAAACATTTGTTAAATGGTATTTTAATCAGCAGTTCAGTACCAGAGGTATTATCAGCAAAGATTTGTGTCTTCACTCCTTCCCATTGCACTTTACCGAAATTAGCATAATCATTTTCAACATATGTAATCTTGTTGCTCGCATTGGTTCTTCCATATGCGAATAAAGAACGAATAAACTCGGAACATAGTGATTTCATTGGTTTAATTGCTTGCTCTAAATGTGTTGACCTCAACCAATTCTTTGGGTCGGCATCAACAAGAAAATAGATTGCGCAATCACTTTCAAAATCAATAGTAGCTTCCTCATCAGCAAACCTCTCTGGAGCATTCATATGCAGGTATATCAATGGCAATTTATTGTTGCTACTTGATACCTTGATTAGTTCTGAATTGGTTTCTAAAAATGTTCCAAAATAAAAGAATGGTGCTGCTAAATTATAGATGCCAGTAGTTGGCTGGGTTGGTGATGCAATAGTGATTGATTCGTTGAATACAACTTCCTTAATTACCTTACCGCTTAATATCTTACCATAGGTTGCCCACTTCGTATTTGTTGTCATTAACTTCCAGTTGCTACCATCGGCAACAACGGAATTAACTACAATAGTTTTATCTATTGCATCAACAACATTTTTAATATGGTCTTTAGTAGTTATTAAGCCCACGACATATAATTTTTATAAACACCTTTGAATGTAGGATAATCGGCATCTTTTACCGACTCAATATAGCTTTGAATTGCTTTGAATGTTAGAATCATTTTGTTGTAATCAATGACTAATGATGTGTAACTCATTGCGCTGGGCATATTAATAGTGCCTTCGCTTTGCGTGTTACCTTGAATGGTATTGGTCTGTGGCTGCGTTCTAACGTAGTGGAAAAATACCCATTTAACCAACATAACTTTCATACCATCACTTGTAATCATCTCATCATCTATTTCTTTGACAAACGCATCGTAAATGGTCACATACTTCGCAGTCTGTGGCACACCTCCGATTAGGTCTGCAATGAATAAAATATACAACTCAATGCCTAATAACTCATAAAGTAATTTTGACTCATAAAGCGTAATGAAATTATCTAATTCAGCATCCGTAAACACATCCGTTGCTATTTTATTTTCGCCTATGAAATCGGAGGCTGATATTAGAATTCCCATATTATTTTACAAGCCCTTTATTAGTTAATAATTCAGCAATGTTTTCAGATACAACTACTTTTTCTCCTGCTTTTAAGCCATTAAAATCTTTGACAATAACAACCTCAACTTCTTTAGTTGATTGCGTTGCCAGTTTCGCTTCTGATTTCTTTTCAGAAGGAGCAGCAGCAGAGGTTTGTGCCTCCGCTACTACTTCTTTAGATTTTACTTTGCTCATTTAACTATGCAGTTTCTAATGCAGCAATATCAGTTGCAAATGTACCTTTCACAAACGCAGTTCTATCGTTGTTCTTGGTTACTAATGCACCTCTCCATTCTGCAATGATTGTACGCATATTCTTTGTCCAGTCATTACCATCTAATCCGATGTTAATCATTATACCTTGCTTTTGATATAAAACAGACAAATTAAAGTTACCTACAAGATATGTACCAGCAGTCACTAATGTGCTACCTATCATCGGAACACCATCAAGTGTTAACTCCATACCAACATAAAGCAATCTGTCAACATAACGCTTATCAGTTGCTGATACTTTCATTAACTTCAATGCTGCTATGTCTGAAGGATGCATCAATATTGCGTTAGGTGCTTCTTGGTTAGCAATTGCAATCTGATTCATAGCTACAACAAGTACATCGGCACTATTAGCATTGTCAACTGTTCCTGCAAATGTACCAGCAGCAAACGCAGTTGCAACTGTTCTGATACCATTTAAGTTAGGAGCAGTTCCGTTACCAGAGTAAGATGTATTCTCAACATCTAACATCAATAAACGCATCAACTCATTTCTGATTTCGCTTTCGATGAAATCAATATCATCTAACATTTCAGTTGAAACCTTGATGAATGCAGTACGCTTAACAACTGCTTGGCTTGCAACTACCAAATCAAAATCAATTTGATTCTTTGTGCTTCCTTCAGTTGTTCCACCAGCAGCACCATCTCTGTTTGCTTGATACACCCAAGAAATGATATTACTTGCTGCTTGACCTTTTGCGAATAAATCAATCAGTCTTGGTCTGCGTGTAGCAATTAAGTTTAAGCCTGCAATACGTTGTTCAACTGGCACATTACCACCGCTAATGTTAGTTGATTCTAACATATCACCA